AGTTCCAGCCAACGGCCAAGTAACTGAGAATGCAGCCAAATCGCCAACGTTAGCAGCAATCGGCTGGTAAGCGTTGATAAGAACAATAGCGGTGTATTTCGGGTTGGTAGCCGAAACAGTACCACTGGTAGGGGTGATGGTAACAGTACCTACAGTGTTGACCAAAGGCCAGATAGTCGCGTCGACTGAACCGGCAGCAAAGTCCTGGTAGAAGTCAAGTTTGACTGAACCAGAAATTAGTCCACCAACCATAGTTTTGTAAGTGTTACCAAAGCTAGTTGTTTCAACTTCGTTAGAAGAAATGTCTAGCGTTACAGCGTGAAGTGATGAAGTTAGGTCGGTTGCGTTCAAAGTAACTTTGAAGTCCGTCGCTACGAATTTTGCCATTATGTTTTTCCTTTAGTTAGCCCAGACACTGACTGCAAATTCAGCACCTGAGTAGGTTGTATCGCCAAGAGTAATCTGCCCATAGCTGTTCAGATTTGTCACACGGCAATCACTTGCGAAACCGCCGAGTGTCTTATTAGATTCTATCGCTTGTTTGACTGACCGATCACCTGATGAAGCCACAAACTCATCCAACGAAATTTGTGCAGCACGGTTATCTGAACGACCAACAATTAACGTCACAGTGAATTGCCAACTATCCAAGCCACGCCCAAACGTTGTGTCATACGCGCCCGAACTTAGTTCCACAATAGCGACCGGTGGGTTAGGTGTTTCGGGTACAACAGCGGCAGCACGCAACCCATAAATAGTTGTTAGGTTGTCGATAATGCCTTGACGGATTTGGTTGATAGTTGCCATTATGCAAAGTTTCTTACAAGACGGTATGGGTCTATAAGTTGTTGCACGTCAGGGTCAAGTGAACGGCCAACACGCAACACGCCCATGTCACCAAAACCTGCTACACCAAGTGGTGAATCGTTACGTTTGAAAATGCGTGAAGCCTGGATAACGGTAGCTTGTTTCACACTGATAGGTACAGAAGCCCAACCCCAAACGCCTGTAACCTGCACCAAAGCGTTTTCACCAATGGTTGGGAACAAATACTTCCACAACGCACGCAAGCCCGTATAAGGCATTGTGACACCATCAGCGAACCCGTTCAAAGGTTCTAGTTGAAAATCTTCAGCCGCCCAAGTCACATCAAAAGAACCATTAGAATTCACAGCCGTTTTCAAAGTAGTCACCGACTGAATGTCATTGATAGGGCAATAGTAAGCATCTTGCGCTGAGAAATAACGTGTAGCCGTACCCATGTTATAAAACGTGCGTGCACAATAAGTGTCAATCAGGCGTGAAGCAGACTCGATCGCCATCTCAATGAGAGCGTCATCAACCGTGTCCGAAATACGCAAAGAAGCTTTTACGTCTGCTAAGGTGCAGTAACCATTAGAGATAGCCATAATACAAGTTTACCGCGCTAAACGTGCCTTGATTTCAGTGGAACTAATACCAGTTGTATACGGCAAATACACCAACCCAATACCACGTTCATCCAACCAATCTTGCGTAAAACCCATTTGTTTGTGATAGTCGCGCCGCGCCCAATCCGAACCAACAACAATCAGATCAGGTTCAACCATCTCAATCGATTTAGTCGAATCAGCCCCACCATAATTAGGCATAACAAAGTTGACGTAACGGCACGCTTCTAAAACACTGGCACGTTCCACATACGACATGACCGGTGGTTTCTTTTTGTAATCAGCAATAAACTCATCGGTGTTCAAAGCAACTGTGACTTGCCCAAACGTGGCACACCGTTTCAAAAACTCGACATGGCCAGCATGAAACAAATCAAACGTACCGCCCGTATAAATCAATCCCACCGGTTCAACCTTCTAGTTTTCAACGACCAATTACCCTGGCTAAAATCGTTGCCATCAACTTTGGTTTGATAGTAAACATGGTTACGCCCAAACGTCACATCGTTTTGTTTATGAAACCCTGAAGCCAACGTTGAACTGTTGTCATGGTGCACAACAGCATCAATGTAAGTTGACACTAAACCAGCTGCATCATAACGACGTTCATAATCGTTATCTTCAAAATAGATAGGGTAAAAGTTTTCATCAAACAAACCAACACGTTCAATGGCACCTTCACCAAAAACTACACACGACCATTTAGGTGACACTTCAACAAAGTTCAAGGCCGACGTATCAACCTTGTTAGCAATACGTTTCAACGCGCCTGGTTCAAACCAAGCATCATCATTGACTAAAACCCAATACGGCACATAAGGTGTCGACTTGATAATCAGATTCCATGCGCCACCATAACCCAAACCAAACGGGATACGCAACACCCACATTTTTTCAACCAAATCAGGTTTGATAGGTTCCCACGTTTGTGTACCAGAATTGTCAATAATGACCAAGTGTTCGACGGGGTAGTCGATAGAAGCTAATAAACGTTCAGCTAAATCAAACCGTTTAAGCGTAGCAAAACCAAGTACAGGGATCACTTCAACAACTTAGTTATAGCCGGCATCCAATGTGTTTTATAAACATGTTCAGCAGCAAAGTTTTTAGCAAACTTCAACGACGTTTCACTACGACCACGGCCACGCGCATAAGCCTGTTCCAATGCATCCACAATACCTGGCACACTAGGAATGTTATAAAACGCAGACTGTCCAGCATCAAACAACGGCTGCCCTTCAACAAGCCAACCATCATCAGAAACAAGTTCAGCAGTGGCAGCAAAATTAGAACCAATAACGGGTGTACCACAAGCTTGTGCTTCAATCGTAGCCACACCAAAACCTTCGCCATACGACGTAGCTAATAAAACATCCATAGCCGTATACAAACCAGCTAACACATCTTGCCCAATCGACCCATGCAAATATGGGATAGGGTCAACAAACACAACCTGGTCTTTAGACAAACCAACAGCTTCACAAAGTTGTGTAAGATTCCAACCACCATACGCACCAAACACGTCACTGTGAACATACAAAACAGCATCAGGATGACGTTTAGCAAACAAACTAAACGCTAAAAAGTTTTCACTAAACGCTTTACGGTGCAACGAACCCGACGCTTTATTAGCCGCATTCATACCCACAACAAAACGGCTTTCATCAACACCAATGAACTGACGGCCAGTGACACCCTGAATAGTTTCAGTCGGTTTAAACACCGGTTCAAAAGCGTGTGGAATGTAAATCGAATCGATGCCCAATTCTTGTAGCTGTGTCTGCCCGTACTTGCTCATAGCTAACGGGGTCACATTAGGTTTGTTACACCATTGAGCAACTTTAGGCGGTACTGGTAAATGATCGATAGGAATCCACGACGCGATGTTTAACTCATCAAAACGTTTACCTTTCAAAACCCATGCGTCATACAAAGTGATAAGCACGTTAGAAGCGTTGTCGTTTTCGTTCACCCAATGCATGTGGTTCAACGGGGTTACGTCTTGTGAATACGGGTCAGCTCCACGCGGATACACGCGCACTTTACCAAAACCTGAATCCCACGAACCAATCGTGCCGTCTTGCCCATAGTTGCTTAGAACAGCCACAGAATGCCCGTCACGGACTAAACGTTTTAAAACTTGTTCAGACTGCACACCATAACCTGTAGGCGCGCTAGGACTGTTTGAATACCAACTGATAGTGCCACGTTTTTGTTTACTCATAATTTCCCTTTTCTACTAAGTAAAAGTATCATAGCAAAAGAGAACCCCCTAGCCTACGCACTAGGGGGTTCTCAGTTTGAAACAGGGGATTAGCTAGCTGCACCCTTGAAGTACTTGACGTGTGAGGTCTGTGGCAAGTTGCCATCTCCACGCCATGTGAAACGGAATGCAACCTGGTCGTTAGCGAACGCATAGTCGTCTGAACGGTCTAGACGAATGCCGCCAACTTCACGAACATAGTACGAAGCTAGGTCACCGAATAGAACAGACTTTGCACCAACAGCAGGAACGGCTAGGTCTGGGTTCTCAAAAATCTGGTAACCGAGAAGTAGGTCGTTCTTGTCAGCCGATAGAGCCGGGTCGAAAATGTAACGGCCGTAATTGTCTTTCAACTTACGAGCGGCAGCAATAGCAGTCGATGACATTTGGAAGCCAGCACCTGGGCGACGACGTGCAGCAGTGTTTAGGCTGTATACGAGATCGATTAGGTTGTCAGCGGTGAACGCACCAGTAACACCAGTTCCACCAGTTACACCCGAACCAGCAGCAACAGAGATACCGTTAGGGGTTACTGAACCGGTACCGTTTGTTAGTGCACCGTTGACAGAAGTTCCAAGTCCGATACCGATTTGGTCTGACAAGAAACCAAGCAAGTCAACACCTGAATCTTCGATAAGCTCGCGTGCGACGGTGATGATACCACCGAACTTGTAGCTGTTCAAAGTGATAAAGCTGTTAAATGTTGGGTCTGACTCTGAAAGAACTGAACCGGCAGCGGTCTGTGTTCCAGCTGAGTAAGTTGCCTGTGACGGAATCTGTAGTGGCTCACCTGAAGCGGTACGCAACATGGTTGAAGTCGACAACATAGGGCCAACAAATTTTGCAACAGCAATAACCTGGTTGTAGAACGAGGTAGGAACCGGTGCACCAGTTGTTGTAGGAACTAGGCCAACACGCTGTTCAGCTCCAGCACCAAACTCGAGTGAACGCATTTCGCCACGAGCAAGACGACGAATCTGTTCAGCAGGATCGGTTGACGAAACAGAAGCAGGAACAAAAGACGAAGCAGCAGCAGCGGCACGCTCTTCACGTTCAGCAACTTTTTTGAAATCTTCAATGCGTGCAGCACGAGCTTCAAGGTCGGCAGTAATACGGGTATAGGTTTCTTCTTCGGCAGCGGTTAGGTCACGGTTCTCAACAGCAGCATTGTCTAGCAACGCCTTTGCTTCGTGCCAAGCCTTCTGACGAGCTTCAACCTGTGCATCTAGAAATGATGACATTAGTTTTCTCTCTTTCAAAAAGAATTGATTTGGGTTTATTGAACCTGTCGCGCTAACGCAGAACAGAACCATGCCGCGCTAACGCAGAACACTTGTTCTAATTTTATACCCAAAAAAACCGCTAATTATAGAACAGTTGTTCTAAACATTTGGGCAAAGAAAAACCCCACCAGAGAAGGGAAGGAACTGGTGGGGTGAACGCGAACTAGCGCGTTTCTTCAGGAACAACCACACGGACTTCTTTGGCCGGTGGGTTGTCCAAGTTATAAATAGCTTCAGCTACATCATCAACGGTTTCGACAATAACGCCAATAATAGGGTTGTTGGTTGCGTCAAGAATAGCTTTTTTGATTTCTTCTTTACTAGCCATAATCAAATCCTGTTCATTAGTAGGTCAAGGTTTTTTTTCTTTATGTCAAGGTTGCTTGAAACGTTCACTTCAGTTTTGGTTAGTTTGCCAATAATGTCGCGCAACAAAGACGATTCACCATCATTCAGATCAGCACCAGTTTCAAGTTTCTCTAATGCCTGAGCAAGTTCATCTGTGTCAATGTTTGAGCGGATAGAAACAGAAGTTGCTTGATACGCCGGGAACGCCACAATTGAAACTTCGTGCAAACGAACAGAATTTAGTGTGCGCATCTGACCATCAACCGACCAAGAATCTCCACCTTTAGGAACAGTAAAACCAAAACTCATGTTGGCAACATCTCCACGTTTGATAAGTGTTGCAGCATCACGGCCAGCTTGTGTATCTGGCAAAGTAGCAATAGCTTTCAAACCTTGAGCATCTTCAACAAGTTGTAACGTTCCGGCACGAGTCGAACCCAACACCGTACCTGTTTCGTGGTTCCACAAAAGTTTTACGTCGTTACGGCTAGACAACGAACGTTTGAACGCACCAGGCGCAATAATTTCAGTAAACGGCAATGGTTCACTAGGGCTGTCAAACATGGCCGCATAACCACTAAATTGCATACCCGAACCAGCGATAGCTTCACGCATTTCAAAGTGTGCATTCACAACACGAGTTTCAAGTTTCCCTGCACGAGTTTCAGGCAACGGCACTTCTTGAATAGGGTCAAGTTTACGAACAATAGCTTTAGCAGCATTAGCCCACTTAGACGAATTCATTTCAACAACTGGTTGATTATTTGCTACAGCGTTAGCACTTTGATTAGTTCCAGCAGTGGCATCAGCCGGTGCAACATCTTCATTACCCTGACCAGACTCATCACCTTCAGCGACAGCCAAAACATCAATCTCATAATTCTTAGCAAACGAGTCACCGACAATAGCGCGCAACTGCCATTGCCATGTACTGTGTTGATCTAAACGTTCAGCCAAAAAGTTCACAATACCCTGTTGTTCCAAATCGTCAGCCAAATCCATAGCCTTGACAATACATTCACGCACATCTTCGTTAGCTTGATACAACGAACGCGACATTTCCAACGGGTCTGTCGAATCGGTAGGTTCCAACTCTGGTGCAGATTCCATAAACTCTGACAACCTAAACGGTGCATCAAAGTTTAGTTTGCGAATGTTCTCAGCAATACCGTCAATAGACTCATCAGTGTTTTGGTAAATTTCACCAAAAAATTCGTGGAACTGTTGAAAGTTTATGCCGCGCACATTCCAATGAAAACCGTGCGCAACGAACTTGAAAATAACTACTTCACCCAACAAATCACGAAGTTGGTTATACAAATCTGTAGTGGTCACAGCTTCCATGTCCGGTGCCGTGTCAGAAACAATGCCAGGTGCTTTATTGTCTTGCCCCAACATTTCAGTAGGAACCGGTGCAGTCAAAGCAACTGGTGATGGTTGTGTCGGTTCCATAGACAAGTCGCGTGTCGACGGTAGGTTAGCAGGGTCAATCACGGGTATACCCAAAGACGCATAAGCTTCGCGCGCGCCGCCATCGTTATCAATCGCCATCATAATCCCATACACTTTCAACAACTCTTCAGCTGTTCTTTTTTTAAACTCAACCGATTTAGCAGTGGAACCCAAATCGTTCATTTTTAGTTGGTCGTAATCAATACCAAGTTTAGCAAGTTGTTGTTCAGTAGCTCGACGGTCAGCAATCAAACGACCCGTAACAAGGATGATGCCATAATCTTGTGAACTCATAAAATCTGCAACATCAGGAATGATGCGGCCGTTATGAATAAGCGTGTCATCAATGTCACAAATCAAAACTTTGACCTTAGACGCACGCACTTCACCCAACGGGTCTAAGTTCTCAGCCAACGAAACAGCAATCATGTTGTCGACAGCATCTTGTTTAGTGACATGACAAGCAACAGTAACGTATTGGCCATTATCTTCTTTGACTAACGCCCAACCATTACAGTCAATTTGGTTGTTGCTTATTCCATACGGCATTACTTAGTCGCAAACTTTACAACTTCACCAAAACCTGTTACATAATGCCAACCAACATGGTTAACATGCACAAGTTGATCGCTGTTCGAATCGGCACTAATGTGTGTGACACCTGTTTTATCAGCAGTGATAACCATGCCAACGTGGTCTGTACCGCTCTGGTGGCCTGACCAGTCAAAGATTACAGCGTCACCAGGCTTAGGTAATGTTTTGCCGTTGTCAGTTATACGCCATGTTTTGTTGTGCAACATTATTTTGCGCAATTCATTGCACGAAATCTGTTCAGGTTTTAGGTGTGCAATGTATGAATAACCGGCTGCACAGTCCAACATTTTTACACGACCAGCAAGCCACGGTAGTTTAGCTCTTGGTGTGCCAATAAATTTTTTGAAGTTACTAATTGCTTGTTGTGCTGTAATAGCCATTGTCTTAGCCTAACTAATCCGATAAGTAACAAAAGTATTGGCGCTTCTATAAACAGTTCGCCATTGGCTTGAAACACTCGATGATGTTGTTGTCGAGCCAACGATTGTGTGACCTGTGTTGGCCGCTAAAGTCACAACACCTGCACCTGTGTTGATAATCGACCAATCGTAACTTGCGTTTGTTGTTGTTCCGTTCGAACCAAAAGTCGCAAACTGCGTTCCCATAGCTGAACCTAATGGGAGCGTCAAAGTTGCGGTTGAACCTGTGTATTGGATAATAAAAGTTTTTAGTTCAGCGGCCGTCAAAGTGGTCGCAGCACTTTTTGAAGTAACCGCTGGTTGAATAGTCAGGGGAGTTGCAGATAGTGATGAAGTCGTTGCAGATACGTTAGTAGCTTGCAACAACTGACTGACGGACACAACTGCGCTAGAAGTTGAAAAACCTGACGCTGAAAAATTGTTGAGTATCGAAAAATCGCCATTTTGTTTTATAGTCGCTACCGATTGATTATTGTAATCTTGAAAATCAGCAACAATTGTGGCCGATGTTGAAGTTGTGTAATTGTAATTGCCAATAACAGTCAGCGCAATATTGTTTGAGTCAACACCCGCCCCTGTTATTGTTACCCCTTGGGCTGCATAAAAAGTTGTTGCTCCGTTTAAGGTTGAAGTCCCTGAAGCACTAAGTCCATTTGACACATTGAAACCATTTGATGCTGTGATATATCCATTTTTGTCAACAGAAAATAATGCAGTATTAGCAGAGTTAGAAACTGAAAAGAGGTTAGCTGTTTGCCCTGCCGCACCTTTTAAGGCAAGCGGAATAGTAGCAATAGTTTGCGCGACAATCGTTTGCGTTGCAGACGGTGTCAAAGAAACACCACCGCTCGAACCATTGCTAGCCGCCGTAATCCTGCCCTTAGCGTCAACAGTCAAGTTTGTGTTTGTATAACTTCCAGCCGTAACCGCTGTAACCGCCAAAGTGGGGTTAGGGTAAGTGCCAGTCAAATCGCCACCAGCCGTGGCGGTCGCAGAAAGACGGCTAGTGTCTGTTGGGTGAACGTGGTCAGCCCTAGCATAAGTAACAGCCGTACCAACAGCAGCAGTACCATCAACAATAGGTGTAGTAGACGAAGCGGCCGCCGGTGCAGTACCAGAAGAAGCGGCAGTCAAACGACCTTTACCGTCAACAGTCAACGCCGTATAAGTGTAACTACCAGCAGTAACCGCGGTATCTGCTAAACCCAAAACAGCAGCCGTTGAACTGCCTGAGTTAGTTATAGGTGCAGTGACAGAAACAACACCCGAGCTACCTGTGGCACCTGTAGCACCCGTTGCCCCAGTCGACCCAGCGACACCTTGAATACCTTGTGGGCCTTGTGGGCCAGTAGGGCCAGTATCACCAACAGCAAGAATAACAAAAATAAGTGCGTGGTTATTGCTAAAGTTTGTCGTGCCTACACCACCCGAAGCAACTAACGTTACTGGGAATGCGTCATAAGTTGATAAGTTCGTTGGCGTACCAGATACCAACCATTTTTGATAGTTAGCCGACACGTTAGCATCTTGAATAATTAGGTAATCGCCCTGGTTGATTAGATCTAAAAAAACGCTGTCATCTTGGTTATCTGAGTCAAGATGTGAAACACGCAGTTGTGTTGCGCTAATCTGCGTTGCGTTATCCCAACCAAGAAAAGTGTTTGTTGGGTCGCCTGTTGTAGTTGTGGTTTTAGCTTTGTAATGGTAGTGGGTTGCGCTGCCACCGGTTGCACCTGTTGCGCCTGTGTCACCTTTGACACCTTGAATACCCTGAATACCCTGAATGCCCTGTGCACCCGTGGCACCTGTGGCACCCGTCGCGCCTGTTGCGCCCGTGTCACCCTTAACACCTTGAATGCCTTGAATGCCCTGAATTCCTTGTGCACCAGTTTCACCCTTATCGCCCTTAGCAACAAAAACTGAAACGTTAGCCGGGTCTGGAATAGAAACAGAAACATCCATTAGAAAACCACTTCTGGTGAAACAGTAACAACACCATCAGCTAAACGAACCACGTTACCGTCACTTGAACGGGTCAGTTCGATAGCATAAAAATAAGAAGGCAAAGTTAAAGTAGCTGTTTGTGCAGCCGTCGCGTTCACCGTCACAGTGCCCAACGTTGTTGAAATAGTTGGAGTCAGTTCCAACGCTAAAGCAGACGTGCTTTTAGGGTATTGGCGTAACTGCATTTTGGCCGTGTACCCAGTCAAATTGAAAACACTACCATCAGCGTTAGTGACAGTAAAAGTCAATGTAGGTAAAGTAGCCCCAGCATCAATACGCAACGGTTGGTTATACGCCATTAGTTAGCCCCATAAACGGTAGACGGTGCAGACGGATCAATGCTCGCCACTGGTTGCAAATTCTTAGTAGGCACCCCACTGTGAACCATTGACGGCAAACCAAGTGCAGACAAAACACTTGCCGGTTCAAAACCTGAATCAATAAGTTTTTTAGCCATATCAACCAAACCTTCTTTTTCAGTCAACCCAGCGGCTTTCAAATCGACGTTAGCCAATGGCACACGGTAAACGTCACCACCGTCAACGTTAGGCATATCTTCTAGTTTGTGAATGTCGTTGATACTCATCCACCCACCCTGTGTAGCGATGCTATAACCTTGCATACGGCTGTTAAAATCGCCACGAAGCAAACCATCCACGTTGAACTTTAGGAACGCTGTAGACGGCAACAGTTTGCCATAAGCCCATTCCAACTTTTCAATGTATGGGCGCAACGTATGCGTAACCAAGAAAATCATCAACTGCTCAATAGACGCATAAGTTGTTGTTCCAGGCACACCCAAAAACACTGGTGGCAAATTGAAAATACGGCAAATGTCTTGCACCGCAAATTCGCGGGACTGCAAAAATTGTGACTGGTCATTAGCAACAGAAGTTTGCACATACTTAGCACCACCCGACAACACACCCGTTTTGTGTGCGTTACGGTAACCGCGGTGACGTGCATCAAAACCTTCAGTAATAGCTTTAGCTTGTTCACGGTTTAATGCACCAGGGTATTCAATAATGCCGGCCGTGGTTGAACCCTGACCAAAGAAACGTGCAGCAAAAGATTGCAACGCCAACGCCAAACCAAGATTATCTTTCAACACATCAATACGAGCTTTACCGCGCACCTGTCCAGGCATAACCAAATCAGTGATGTGAATAATGTCATCGCTTGTCAACGCCGTTTTTTCGCCCTTGTAAATAAACACTTTACGGCCAATAGCGTTACGTTCAACCTGTACAAGTTGTGGATCTAAAGTCACTAGGTTGACTATCTCACCAGCTTCATCACGGAATACACGCGTGAATGAGTTACCAAAAACCATGAGCGAAACTAACACTTGTTGGTAGTGTGCTTGTTTTGTTTGGTCAACATCGGGTTGGTCAACCCATGCCGGTTTAGGTCTGAACGGTTTGCGTGCACCGTCGTAACGAATGTACGAGTCAACGGGCAACGTTGAAATGGTGTCAGCGATAAGGCTTATAGCCGAAAAAAATGCAGCAATCTCTAACGATGAGTCGGCGGTAATGTTTGTGCCAGCTTGGTTAGCCCACGACAAAGTGTCACCAGCACCCCACAACGATTGGAATGAGATAACGCGAGATTCGCCACCTAAGTTACTAAGCCTATTCAGCATCAGTGACACGCTCCATAGCTAACCCAAACAACAAAACACCAGCACCTAGAAAAACAAAACCTAGTGGTGGCCATGCAAGAAAAGCACCGGCAGAAATCAACACGATTCCCAAAGCTTGTAGTATTGTCGACAAAATTCCACCTAGTCTAAAAAGAATTCAGGAATGACCTGTGTTTCTAGTTTACCGCTAGTTGCTCTATCAAACGCAATGACGGCAGCAACGGCCGCGTCGATACGTCGCGAGCTTGCCCGATTTTCTTTTACAATACGAACACCCAAGTTATCTGATTTGACTACAGCGTTAGATAAGTGTCTTGTCAGTAACGGGTTGCCGTCGTGTGCAAGTTTTTTATCTAACACTGCATCATAAAATTTGGCACAACTGGTAACCATGCGACGTGCCGATGTAGACGGGTATTCAACAATCGGTATACCCTTTTCAGCTAACACTTCCATTGAGCGTTGCCAACGAAACGGGTCACACGCCACTTCACGCACTTTATAACGCCCACAAAAATCGGCAATCATGTTTTCAACTTCTTGAATCTCTACACGCCACGAATCATCATGAATGCGGTCATCTTTCTCCCACGCCTTAATAAGAAACACATAAGGGTTTTCATCATTTTTAGGAATTGTGCAACCAACCAAAACCGTTGTGTCACCTGAGAAGGAACCATCAAACCCAACCATGTATTCAGCTTCAGGGTCAAGTTCTTGCAAGTCAGTCAACTCATCCCAAGTACCAGTTGGCAACCAACTAATCTGTGAACTAACCCACTGGTTCAAACGTTTAGTTCTAAACTCTGCTTCTGGTGTTCGACGTACCGCACTAACAAAATCTTCAGCCGAAACAATGTCATCAAAGCCAGGGTTAGCTATACGCCAATTTTCGGGGATACGGTGATCGGAATCTTGTGGTGCTTCCCACCAGGCCATAAAAAATGCGGGGTCTACAATTTCACCGCGCGCCACCTTTTGCCCATACTGGTACAACTCATAAGCAATCGAATCTTGCCCCGTCATGTCCGACTTGACACCGGCAGTAGTAATGGCCACCAGTTGTGCAATCTTGCCACGGTTACCCATAGCCAACGAAAACACGTCAAACAATTCACGGTTTTTGTGAGCATGCAACTCATCCATGATTACGCGGCTAGGGTTCAAACCTTCTTTTGAATAAGCTTCAGCCGAAACAACTTTGAACACCGAGTTAGTCGACGGCACAAACAACGAATCTTTATACACCGTCACCAAATCAGAAAGTTCAGAATTTTCGACCATGCGTTTAGCTTCACCAAACACAATACGCGCTTGGTCTTTTTCAGCAGCAACAGCAATAACCTCACCACCCATAACATCCTCAGCAATAAGGCTATAAAGCCCAATAGCGGCCGAACTCAACGCCGACTTACCATTCTTACGCGGCATACCAATCAGAGCCGTCTGAGCCAACAAACCATTATTCTCATCGCGCGCATACAAATGCAACAAAAGTTGTTTCTGCCAATCACGCAACCGCAACGCTTCACCAGCTTTACCAGCAATACCGTCTTTACCCACCGACCCAAACAGTTCCGCAAACTCAGCAGCAGTCGAACCATCACCATTAGCAATAGCTTCAGCAGGAACCGGTGTCAACCATTTAGGCGGCCACGACCTAGACTCCATTACGTTTACGTTCCAACAACTCTTCAAGCTTCGATTTAGTCTTAGCCGAAACAAGTCCCAGGCGAGTTCTATCAGCCGGCGTAAACCCTAACAAACTAAACCCAGAAACAAGCTGTTTCTCAATCTCAATCAAACTCATGTTCACTGGACGATTAGAAGGGTCAAGCAAAAACTGTTCCCGCAAAACTTCACGCCGATCTAACTGTTCACAAACCATTTGCACAAGTTGCGTATCAGTACGAATAGAAATCCACATTTCACCAGCACCAAAAATAGAATCCCAAAACGATTTACCCATAACACCCAACGGGCGCAACGGTTCACAATACCCATACTGCAATGGTGCAATCGCATCATTCTTAGGCATTGCCCTTTTACCAGGGTTTCCTTGTAACAACTTCAGTTCAGCAGGTTTCGGTGGATTAGCCATAACAACAGCCTACCAACATCAACGGTTTTCAACTGCGGGTGTGTGCGAAATAG